ATAGTTCGTAACCCGTTATCTTGTGGAATCCTTTCCGCAGCATAACACAATACTTTAATATTATGGCAAGAGAAAAATTCTTATTTTTTAACAATGCATCTGATGATGCTATAGCAGTTAAATCGAACAATATTAATGGTATTGATCAAACTGGTGACGGAGCTATTTTAGTTACTGCTATTGGTGGTAATGGTGGTTCTGATGTTGCTTATACTGTAGCTCTTAATGTAACTAGTGGTAAAGAAAAAGATGTAATGAGAGAGTTAGCAAAAATTATTGTACAAGGCCAAGAGGCTTTTTACGTAATTGCTGATGACGATGCATCTGATTTTATTAACAATGTTACAAGTTGTGGCGCTATAACAGAAGCTGCTTAATAACTGAATTTAACGATTAGAGAGGGGTGAAGTACAGAGTAACCCTTCAATAATCACTTAACTGGTATTAACGGAAGAGAAGCTTAAACGGTAATACCTTAATTATTAATATTTAAAATAAATAGAAATGGCTTTGAAATTTGATTTTAGTAAGTTAAGAACTGCAGTTGCAGGTTTCTTAACAGGAACAGACACAGCTGGTGGCTCTTTAGCTGCTGGTGAAGAAGCAGTTTTTGTTCCAAAATTACGATATGCTAAAATAGTAGAAAACGTAACTGCTGCTGTATCTTTAACTAATGAAGATAGTGGTAAAGTTTTTATGTTAGATTCTGCTGGTGGTGCTTATCAAATTACATTACCTGTAGCTGCTAGTTTAGAAGCTGGATGGAATTGTAAATTCATTGTTAAAGAAGATACTCCAACAAATGATATTACTATCGCTGCTGGAAGTGCTATTCTTGACGGAGTTAACGATGACGGACAAGGTAACGTAGCAAATTCAACTGCTGGTACTGCTGTATCAAACATTATTGTTGAGGCAGCATCTAAGCAAGGTGATTTTGTAGATTTATTTACAGATGGAACTAGTTACTATTTCCATGCTGTTGGATCTGTAGATCAAGCGTTTACTACATCGTAATAACAATTTGAGTAACGGAAGGGCTTGTCCCTTCCATTATTCTTATATTTGCAATATGAATTTAGTTCAGTATTTAAAAAGTTTAGATCCCGAAGGATTTAAAAAAAAGGTTAGGGAGGAAAAACAAAGTAAAAAAGAAAGATTCTTTATTGGAGGACAAAGTGGCTTCAAATGGAATACACACTCTGGCAATAAAACATGGATAGAAAATGGTAAGATTGTCAAAGAAAAAAAGGGTAAGAAATTACCACCAAAGTAGGGAGTATTAATTTAATAACTATAAAAATGAAACACACAGTTTTAATAAAAGCAAAAAACCCAGGTAAGTTTAACTATTGTAAGTTTTCTACTTATACTGGTCGTGGAGGTTCTAAGATCTCATTAAAAACATTAGACGGAGAAGTATCTACAGGATATGAAATGTTTAGTGCTATCGTAGCATTAGACTTAAATGATGAGTATGATAAAAGAGTATTTGATTTTCTTAAAGATCATCCATTAGTAAAAGGGGGTAATTTTGTCTTAGAAGATTTATCAGCTAATGAAAGAAACGCAGCTGAAATGTCTTTAGCAAAAGCAGATGCTGTAACTGCAGCAGCTACATTAAGCAAAAAAGAAATAGAAGATTTATGTCACTTAATTGGATTGCATGGTGATTGGGATGATAATATACGTAAAGCTAAAATCATTGGATATGCTAGCGACAACCCAAATAGATTTCTAGATGCGTTAGATGATAAGGATGCACCAATAAAAATATTTATTAGAAAATGTTTATCTAAAGATATTTTTGCAAGAGTAAATGGAGTGTATAAGTATGGTACAGCAACTATTGGCTTAACAGAAGACCAAGCTGTATTATGGGTAAAAGATAACGCTGATATACACGCATTACTTAAAAATCAATTACGAGGCAATGTGGTAGAAGAAGTGGTAGAAGAAATTGTTGAACCAGAAAAAGAAAGTAAATAATGAATTTACAAGAAGCTCATGATTTAATGGATTTGCTATTAGATAAAGCAGATCAACCATATTTTACAGAAGATGAAAAAAATATGTTTTTAGATCAAGCTATAGCTTCTTACATAAATAATCATTATCAACTTTATGAACAGGAGCAAGTTTCTAGAGATGCATTAGCTTCTTTTTTGTATTATGAAGAAATGAATAACGCAAATACTGACTGGGTAGTTGGTGTAATTCGTTTGCCAAGTGATTATGTTCATATTATACAAGTAAGTCTAGCGTATAATACAACAACTTTTAGTGAAGGAAAGCAAGCAAAAATAATAGGTCTTAAAGATTTCTATGAAAGAATTTATAGCTCTGATCCTTTTAACAAAGCTACAGAAGAACATCCTATTGCTTATGTAAGACAAGATGCAACATCTATATTTGTAGGTTATTTTCCACAAATACCAGTAATTAATAATGCTGCTACAAATCCAGGGAAGTGGCGATTTAACTGTTTAGTTTTTAAAGGTCATGAATATTGTTTTGCAACTAATCAAGATGATGCATTAAAAGAAATATATCAAAGAGAAATAATTGATATAGCAATAAGAAAAATGACAGGAAATATTGAGGGAGCTAATGTAGAGTTTCAACAAATTGAAGCAGAGCAAAGCAAATCGATATAAAGAGCTTTTTGCTCCCTGCGCAATAATAGGCTGTATCATCTTGGGGTGTGAGGCCTATTGTTGTTTAATAGAAGATTTTAGATTACTTTTGTAGTATGGCTACATTAAATGAAATAGTATATAATATTAAAAGTATTGCCAATGGCGGTAATAGCAATACTGAACAAGATTTAAGTTCAAGGCAAGTAAAATTTTGGGTACACTATCATAGAGCAAAGCTGTTAAGACAATTAGCAGCAAGCGGTAGACAGTTGCCTAGTATATGTTTTCAAAATTTTAATCCTAGACAAAGCATGGATCTTTTTATGCAAGATACTGATTGGGAAACATATGTAGTCGCAAACACAGCAAGTTCATCAGAACTTTTAGTTTTATCTGATAGAACTATATCTTTATCTAACTATACAGGTTCTGTAACTTTTAATGAAGATTTTTATGGCAGAGATTTTTATAACTTTGATGTATATGAAGATAATGATGAATATGGTAGACTTGTAATAAAATATCCACAGCTTTTAAATATCAATAATAATTTTGGTTTTAAAGAATTATATTTAAAATATGGACAATATAGTAATAATCAAAATCATGCACCTATAGGAGTTCCTGTTGTTTCAAAAGATGAAGTAATAAACAAAAAATTTAATCGATTTAGTAATGCAGTGTCACCAGCAGCATATACAGATATGTATTCAAATCCAACTGGACAGATTTTGATTATACAACAGCTTAGAAGTGTTTTTAGAGAGTCTGTTGGTAGTTATACAGATCCAATACAATATAGAGTATACGCTAATGTGTGTTTACAAAACCCAACAGAGTTACCTAATTGGACTGATGACGATATATATCCAATACCACAATATTTAGTACAGGATCTAACACAAAGTGTATTACAAGAGCTACAAGCACAATTAGCAGTGCCAAACGATAGAATATCAGATAATGCAGACACAGCAAAACTTGTACAGCAAAAAGTACAAAGATAAATATGATACAGCAAGAGATATTTATAATAATATAAAAAATCTTGTTAGTATAAAGGGACAATGGTTAAGGGGACAAAAAAAATATAGAACAAAGAAATTAGATTATAAAACCTATTATGCGGTTATATCTAGGTTTTTTGAAATATTGATAAGAGATGTCGTTTTAAGAAATGAGTTAATTCATTTACCATGTGATCTTGGATATGTATACTTAGATAAAAAAGAACACAAAAGAGCATTTCATTATCGAGTAGATATAAATGAATCTAATAAAAAAGGCAAACTTGTAAAATATAAAGTTCCTATATTAGATGATTATTACTATAAAATAGTTTGGAAAAGACCAAAAAAATATAGTAAATGTAAAATTATGCCATTAGGCAATTTTAAAAAAGAAATTAATAAATTAAAAACAACATAAAATGGCAGATACTGATATTAACGCAGCCTCGCTCACAGTAACAATTACCGAAGCTTTGGGTGTTGGGCATGATGTAACAGCAGACATAAGAGATTTTGCACAAACAATGACGCATACATTTACTTCTATTGCTAATGTATCAAAAAGAGTTATGAAGTTAGAGAATACTAATTTAACAGAAGTAGCTACTTTTGGATCAGGAGAATCAGTAGGAACTTTTAAAAGAGCTTCTGTAAAATATATACGAGTAACTAATTTAGATGGTACAGATGCTTTGCAGGTAGGTTTAGATGATGAAGACTCAGATGCTGCTTATACATCTTTAGCTCCAGCTACTAGCATTATGTATACTGGAACAACGGTAGAAGGTGGTAACGGAGGAACAACCTTAGACAATGCTACTGCACTAAAAGTAAAAGGAGTAGCAGGACATCAATTAGAAGTATTTATAGCTTCAGTTTAAAATAATATATTATGCATGTACCAGTAAATAGAGTATTTAATAATGTAGCACGTAATTTAGGTTTATCTAACTATAGCAATAATATAGAAACTTGGGCTGAGTGGGCTTTCGAAGCTGAACAATATATAGGTAGTAATAAAACATTTCTTGAAAAAGAAATAACATATCACAATGCTCTACCAACAAAAGCAACAGCAAAAATTGATTTTGATGAAAATCCTGCTGAAAAATCTTTTATTAAAATAAATGATGTAAGATTTACTTTTAGAACAATAGCTAATGTTATTGATAATGATGATAATATAGTTGGTATTGGAGTTAACTTAAATACAACATTAGGAAATTTTGTGTCTAAATTAAACAACTCTTATTATTATGGTGTTAAAGGTATTTTAGTAGAACACAATACTGGTGATAGTTTTATAACATTATCAGCTGGAAGATCTGGAGATATAGGAAATAATATTACATTAGAAACAAATGGAGTTGGAAAAATTACAAAGTTTTTTTCTGGTGGTAAAGAGAGAATACACAATAAACAAATAAAATTACCTGATAATATGGTAAAACTTTTAAGTATTAGAGCTGGAGATAGTATATTAACACCAACAAGTTCTAAGTTTAAAAGTAGAGTTTCTGATCAATTAAACAGATATTATATTAATGGTAATAGAGTTAATTTTTCTGCTGATTATACAAGTGAAGATATTGTAGTTAGCTATTTAGCTGTGCCGTTGGGATCAGAAGGATATCCTATGATTTTGCAAGGACATGAAGAAGCAATAGCTTTTTATATAATGTGGAAATATAAATCTGTAGGATATTATGCTGGAGAAGTTCCTCAATATATAGTCAAAGATTTAGAAAGAAGATGGTATTTC